AATCAGTTGGATTTCCCGACGACACCGATCATCGATAGTGCCGTTCAGGCGGACACAGCGTCACCGGCTGGTTGGACGAAGGACCGGTCGGGCGGTGCCAACGCAGGCATCGGGATCTCGTCCAACAAGTTCATCAGTAACGCCGCTGGTTCCACTGACTCCTATAGGACAGGTTTGTCCGTTGGTGCCGACTGCGAAGCCTACGCGACGATCGACACGCTGAACACGATCAATGCGGCAGACGAGGTTGCCGTTTCTTGCCGTGTGACGGACGTTGGCACGGCGAACTTCGATCAGTACCAGGTGAACTACGAGACGGGAACTGCCTTAGGTGCAGGGCAGATCCGTTTGTTCGTGGCGAATAACGGGTCGTACACGCAGTTAGGGTCAACGGTCGCGATCACGGCTGTCGCCGGAGACAAGATCGGACTGCGTTGTACAGGGAGTCTGATCGAGGTTTTCAGGTACACGGCTGGAGCGTGGAACCAGACGCCCGTAATCGCGATTACGGACTCCTCGATCACACTGGCGGGAACTCTCGGTCTCGCGATGAGGAACACGGAGTTACGCGCCAGCAATTTCGGTGGCGGAACGATCAACGTTGCATCGTCGCCCTTTAGTCAGTGGGCAACAAGGGGCGGCAGCCCCCTGATCGTGCCGGGAAGCCTGCGGCATCGCAGCCCCACGATCCCGCTGACGGTGTTCGCGATCACGACGGAACCCGTAGTCCCCGGAGTAAGTGGCGTCGGTGCCATCGCCACCGCCGAGGCATTCGGTACGACGACCGTGCGGCGTCTGCTCTACCCGCTCGGCATCGCTACGGCGGAAGCCTTCGGCACTACGAAGCTGCGCAGCCGGCTCGTCACGGTAGGCATCGCTACGGCGGAATCATTCGGTGCGACGTCACTGAGGCGGCGACTCGTCACGGTAGGCATCGCGACGGCGGAAGCATTCGGTACTACGAGGGCCCAGCGGGTGATGGAGGCTCAGGGCCTCGCCACCGCGGAGGCATTCGGGTCGGCCAGTGTCCGGCTCATGCTGGAGGCGCAGGGCATCGCCACCGCCGAGGCATTCGGTTCCCAGAACGTCCTCAGAAGGATCGGTGTCGTCGGCATCGCTTCGCAGGAGGCGTTCGGCACTCCCAAGTTCACGCGCATCACGACGCAGGGGATCGCAACCGCCGAGGCCTTCGGCACGACGAAGCTCAGGCGCATCAACGCTGCGGTCGGGATCACGACGGCCCAGGCGTTCGGCAGCGCGAACCTGCGCCGGATCCTCGCCACGGTCGGGGTCGCAACGGCAGAGGCGTTTGGTACCACGAAGCTACGCCGGATCCTCGGCCCAGGTGGGGTCGCCACCGCCGAGGTCTTCGGAGCATCGAACGTCAGGCGTCTGCTCTACCCGCTCGGCATCTCTACCGGCGAGGTCTGGAGCGCGTCGGCAGGAACCGTCTCCTTCGCTTCCACCAACGTCACGGTCACGGGCGTCGGTGCCATAGCTACCGCAGAGGCGTTCGGGATCGCCAACCTCCGGCGGATCATCGGGGTCATCGGGATCGCGTCCGGGGAAGCCTTCGGAACACCCAGGCTCACACGCATCACCGCGCAGGGCATCGCGACGGCAGAGGCGTTCGGTACGACGACCGTTCGACGCCGGCTCACCACTGTCGGCATCGCTACGGCCGAGGCGCTCGGGACGGCCAACCTCCGCAGGAGGCTCGCCGCGGTTGGCATCACGAGCGCCGAGGCGTTTGGAACCACGACTCTTCGCAGGCGGCTCCTGGTCATCGGGATCGCAACCGCCGAGGCATTCGGTACGACGACCTCCCGTCGGATGCTGGAGGCGCAGGGCATCGCTACGGCGGAGGCCTTCGGGACGACGACTCTGCGCAGGCGGCTCGCTGTCATCGGCATCACGAGTTCCGAGGCATTTGGTGCACAGAACCTCCGTCGCCTGATCTATCCGCTCGGCATCGCCACTGGCGAGGCGGTCGGCCAGCCCACTATCTCGGGCAACCGATTCGTTACGGCGGCAGGCGGCATTACGACGGCAGAGGCGTTCGGAAGCGCCAACGTCCTGCGCAGGCTCTACCCCCTCGGCATCGCCAGCTCGGAAGCGTTCGGAGCAGCACTCGTCAACAGCGGCAGGAACATCACCGCGGTCGGCGGCATCGCTACGGCAGAGGCGTTCGGATCCGCGAACCTGCGACGACGTCTACTCATCCAGGGGATCTCCTCTGCCGAGGTCTTGGGCTCCACCTCCACTCGTCGCAAGATCATCACGGTCGGGATCGGCACGGGCGAGGCGTTCGGACAGGCAGACAGGATCCGTCGAGTCCTCGCTGCCATCGGTGTTATCTCGGGTGAGGCATTCGGCAGCGCGAGCCTGCGCCGGATCGTTCTCATCCAGGGCATCCCCTCGCTCGAGGCCTTCGGGGTTCCATTCGTCGGAGCGTTCGTACCGGAAGTCCGGGGTGTCCCAGGTGATCTCTTCGTCGCTGACGGTCGCACCGCAGCCGCAATGGTGGCAGACGACAGGCTCTTCCTCGCCACGGGCTCGGACGGCAGCATGGCCGTGATCTACGTCGCGGATCGACAGCTCGGAGGAACCTCGGTGGGAGATGGTCGCACGGCAGCTCTGATGGTCGACGACGAGAGGAGATGACGTGAGCGCATCCACCCACCCCGACGCGGTCGGGCGCTACAACGTGGGAGACCTGGCGCGAGTCAGCGCCACCATCGTCGCATCGGGAGGCGTGATCACGCAGCCCTCGTCGCTCGTGATGATCCTCAAGGCTCCCTCCTCGATCGCCAGCTACGTGTTCGGACAGGCTGGCGCTTCGATCGCCAACCCGGCCCCCGGCACCTTCTACAAGGACGTGACGATCTCTCAGGTCGGAACTTGGGCCTACGGCTTCCAGGCCTCCGGTCTCGTCCAGGCCGCGGAGGAGTGGGTCATGCTCTGTGACACCAGCCGCGTCTTCAACCTGTGATCCCCCGAGTTCCGTTCTGCGCCGCAGAGGCCGTCGTCGATTACGACAACGTCGACAACGTCGTACTCGAGGGGCGCAAGCGGATCGAGGCCTACGTCTGGAAGTGGGGAGGGAAGCGGCTGGCGCTCAGTGTCAGGATGCACGGAGGAGCACCCTCGCCGGCCGCTGCGAGTTCGGTTGCCCACTCGTTCGCCCACTCCTGCATCTCGGTCTACATGGCGGGGTACGACCAAGTGATAGACGAACTGGCCGCGCTCCGCGGCTCCACGACCGCCACCGACAGTGGCAACAGGGATGACGGGTACAAGGAGATCCAAGCTCTCGCCCGACAGGCGGCTGGCTCCTACCAGCAGTCGGTGATCAACTACTTCGGCAAAGTCGGCGGTGACCTCGCCGGAGAGTTGAAGATCGAGGGCCGCGCCCGCCAGCTCCTCCACAACGTGACCCTCGAGATCGTCGGGAGAGTGCTGAACCTCGGGCGCAACCACGCGGCAACGGGTGGAGCTCGGCCCGTACTGGCAGCAGCCGCCGCTCTCTACGCCATGCGCTCCGAGCAGCTCGACAGGAACACGTGCGGACCCTGCGACTCGCTCCACGGATACGTCGCCCAGGTCGGCTCCCCGAGCTACTGGGAGCACACGCCGCCGAACGACTGTCTCGGGCGTGGACGATGCCGAGGCATCTGGGTCTACGCCGACGCCTTGGCAGACCTGCGCATCCCCGGTGGGCAAGAGCGCCTACCCATCGGCCCCGAACAGCCCACGCTCCTATAAGGAGGGCTCTATGCCCAACGCACTTCTCGGTGACCACGTCGTCGGGTTCCTACCGATTCTCGCTGACGAGATCAGTGAGCAGATGCGCTCGCACATCGAGGTCTTCCCCGAGGGCGAGTACGTGCATCATCAGGCGGGGAAGATGAAGGTGACGCAGGACGACCTCGCCGCCTTCGCCGCCGACATCAACCAGCGGGGAGACAAGATCCCGCTCGACTTCGATCACTCGTTCGGCAAGGGGCTGGGTTCGCTCTCCGCGGGATGGTTCATCCGCGGCTCTGCCTCCATCGAGCCATCGAGTGCAGACGCATCGCTGATGAGTCTCTGGGCCGATGTCCAGTGGACACCACGGGCGGCGCAGTCGCTTCGAGACGGCGAGTACAAGTTCATCTCGCCCGAGTTCAACTTTCGGTGGAAAGACAACACCGGGAAGATGCGCAACGAGCCGAGGATGTTCGCGGCTGCGCTCACGAACCGGCCCTTCTTCGAACAGATGGGTCCGGTCAACCTGTGCGACGAGGGCATCGCCTCGATGCTCGCGGAGGAACACGATGGCCGTGAGGCCAAGAAGGAGGAAACGACGATGCCGAAGGCAATCGCCGAGGCCCTCGGCCTCAAGGCAGACGCAACGGATGCCGAGATCGAGGCCGCGTTCAAGAAGAAGATGAAGGACGACGAGGACGCCATGGCCGCGCTCGAAGCCGCGAAGATCGAGGCCGAGGGCAAGCTCCCGTCCGACGAGCTCCTCGCCAAGCTCACCGCAGATGCGTCTGCCGGTGCGGAGGCGAAGAAGGAGCTGGAGCAGGTCAAGATGGACACCCTGCTCGACGGTGCCATCCGCGACCGCAAGCTCGACCCCGCCGAGCGTGAGCAGTACGCAACGCTCTACGCGGCCAACCCGGAGTCGGTCGAGAAGCTGATCGAGTCCCGCAAGGCCGGCTCGTTCGACCCCATCGGTTCCGAGGGCGGGTCGCAGCGCAAGGAAGCAATCGCGATGGAGGGCAGCCACGAGTCGCTGTACGGCTTCAACCCCCCGAGCGAGACCACGGTGAGCCACTCACCGATGGCCGTCGACGAAGACTCGGCGAAGATCCATGTCGCCGCGCTCGAGCTGCTCAAGGCCGAGGGCAAGGTCCTCACCTACACCGCAGACGAGTACATCGCTGCCGCCACGATGGCGGCGTCCGAACAGGGGATCTCGCTCTAGACCCCCTGCCGATCCCAACGAGAGGAAAGGAAACTCAAGATGGCCTACGACAACAACGGGCTGGTGCTGCCGTTCAAGGCCGCCTCCGCGATCGGACAGGGCGTCATCGCCGCCATGCCGTTCGGGAGCCCGCTCAACGAAACGGTGGTTCCCGCTCCGTCGTCCGGTTTCGCCGGTCGGCCGGTGGGTCTCACCGATGCAACGCAGGCGTCCTTCGGGCGCGAGCTTGCAATCATCACATCGGGCATCGGTAAGGCCCGTGCAGCCGCCTCGATCGGCGCTGGAGCGCTCGTCGTTCCGGCATCCGTGAACGGAGCGGTCGGTCCGCTCGTCCCGTCGGGTCTTGCCACAGCCCTCGGTTCCGCGCTCGGCGCAGCAGGTCCGCGCTGGGTGGTCGGGTACGCACTCACCAGCGCCGCAGCCGGTGAGTTCCTGTCCGTGCTCATCGACATCGACTACGTCCTCTAGGACGCGTCGGCCACCACCATCGAGAACAGAGAGGGAGTTGAATAATGGCTGGCGAAACAGTTGCGACCGTCCACGTGGACGTGTTGCTCTCCAACCTCGCAAGGCTGTACCGGCCGACGTCGTTCATCGCAGATGCACTCGTGCCGTACATCGACGTGCAGAACGAGTCGGATCTCTACCCGGTGTTCGACCAGGGCCAGTTCTACGCAACGGACGTAGACGACCTCGTCGCAGACCGCTCCGAGCCGAAGGTCGTCGAGTACGGCCACGACACGGAGACCTACCGCACCCAGCGCCGCGAGCTGGCCTGGGACATCTCGGACCGCGAGCGGAAGAACGCCGACTCGCAGATCCGGCTCGAGCGCAACAAGCAGGTTGGCGTCATGGGTCGCCTCCTGCTCAAGCGCGAGATCCGCTGCGCTGCCCTGCTCCGCAAGACCACAAACGGAGGCCAGCTCACCTCCGGTGCCGCCGCAGCCGCGGCCTGGGACACGGCAGGGACGACCTCGATCGAGACGGACATCTGGACGGGCCGGGAGACAATGCGGCTCGCCATCGGTGCCCGCCCGAACGTCGTCGTCATCCCCGAGGCAGTCGCCGCCGGGATGCAGAAGAACACCCAGCTCGTCGCGAAGCTCCAGTACACCTACGGGAGCGACGGATCACGGCCCCTGCTCGAGGACTACTACCCGGTGCTGCCGGCGGTTCTCTTCGGGATGAAGGTCATGATCCCCGGCGAGATCAAGAACACCGCGAACGAGGGCGCCACGGCCACGTACTCGGACGTCTGGGGAGAGGATGTTCGCCTCCTCTACATCACGACCGGCGCTGCTCTCGAGGAGCCCTCGGTCGCCTACACGTTCCGCTCGGAGTCGATGACGACTCGGCGCTCGCGTGAGGACAAGCCGCGCAAGGACTGGTTCGCCGTCGGGCAGACCATCGTGGAGCAGATCGTCGCTCCGTCCGCGGGCTACGAGATCTCGAACTGCCTCGCGTAGGCAGTAGGGAGTAGTAACGGGCCGGGGGGCTCGGTGACGACGGTGTCGGCGTGGCTCCTGCACCGTCGTCACCCAGCCCCCCGGCCAGGAGCCACTAACCAACCAAGGAGCCACAGTGTCCAAGATCGCTGCGTGCATGATCGTCAAGAACAGTGAGGGTTCGATCGAGAGGTGCCTGGATTCCATCCGCCCTTTCGTGGATGAAGTCAACATCTACGACACCGGATCGACCGACAAGACGCTCACGATCCTCGCTGCCCTGAACAAGAAGACCCACGTTTGGCACGACCCCTCCATCGGTGCCTTCGTCCCCAAGCCGACGAAGAAGGCCGACAAGGAGAGGATCAACGAGGTACCTCTGGCCCCGATCAAGGTTCAGAAGGGCGAGTGGCGCGAGGACTTTGCCTGGGCGCGCACCCAGAGCTTCGCGATGGCCTCGGAGGACTGCGAGTGGTTCATCTGGATGGACGACGACGACGAGGTGATCGGCGCCCAGCACCTTCGCCAGATCGCGATGGGCGCTCACCCGAACACGGACGGCTTCGTCGTCTACTACGACTACGCGCAGGACGAGAACGGCATGACGATGTGCCAGCTCTGGCGCGAGCGGCTGATCCGCAGGACTCCTGATGGAGAATGGATCAACCCGATCCACGAGGTCTGGCTCCCACACGGAGAGACGGGTGCGGCCAACTACGTAGGCCTGCCGAAGGAGCTGCTGCGCTACAAGCACAGCCGTCCAGTGGATCGCTACGAGAACGACCGCAACCTCAAGATCCTCGAGGTGCACGCGCAGGGCTTCCGCGATCGAGGAGAGCCGCTCGACCTTCGCACCAAGGCGTACCTCGGATCGGAGCTCGCAGCCCTGGGCCGTCCCGCAGAGGCCGTCCCGCACTTCACCGACTACCTCGAGGATCCCCGCTCCACGACCAACGACGAGCGCTCCCAATGCTTCCACAAGCTCGCGATGTGCCTCTCGATGCTGGGCCAGACGGACGCCGCGCTGAACGTCGAGTTCGACGCGATCAAGGAGCGCGACGACTGGACTGAGAACCTCGTGGGTCTCTCAGAGGCCTTCTGGGTGAAGGGGAACATCGAGCGCTCGATGGAGTGGGCCAAGCGCGCCATCGAGAAGGGGATGCCTCAGTCCCCGATGATCCTCAACCCGCTCGAACTGGAACTACTGCCGAGGATCAGGATGGCCGAGTGCCTGGGTGCGCTCGGGCGCTTCGACGATGCTCGTGCCTACTTGCAGCAGGCGTTCATGATTCGCCCCGGCGATCCGCAGTTGACGGAGATGGGGCAGCGCTTCGACCACGACGACACGCAGCAGAAGATCGTCTCCGCGGTGATGACGTTGCGCGAGACGCTGATCCGGCACGACGAGAACTGGAAGGCGTGGAAGCTGTTTGACGCCATCCCCTACATCGTCAAGGACCACCCGATGATCACGTCGGCCAAGGCGATGACCCGCGAGAACGTGATGCACGCGATCAAGCCGGAGGAGTACCGCCGCTGGTACGAGGACGAGCCGAAGGAGTCCACCGTCCCAGACGAGCACGTAGAGATCCTGGGGAACGGGATCGAGCGCGCCGGCTTCACCCTGGAGATGTGCGAGACGTTCGAGAAGGAGCATGGGCGCAAGCCTCGTGTTCTCGATCTCGGTGCCAACGACGCCTGGATGGCCTGCTTCCTCTGGAAGAAGGGCGAGTACGTCTCTGACGGGATCGAGATGAACAAGGCCTCGGTCGAGAAGGGGCTCAAGCGCCTGGAGCGATTCGGCGCACCGGGCAGGCTCGTGCAGGGAGACATCCACGACGCGGGCTGGCTCTCGATCTCGCACACGGGCCGCTTCTTGAAGCCCGTCGATGGAGAGTGGGTCTCGATCGAGGAGGCGGTCTCGCCCGAGAAGTACGACATCGTTACCTGCTACGAGGTCTACGAACACGTCCCCGACACCGAGCGCCTGATTCAGGTGATGGAGGAGGTGCTCTCGCCGGAAGGTCTGGCGATGATCACCACTCCCGCCGGAGCCTACGAGCAGGGGAACCTTGAGTACTGGCAGGCCGTCGAGCGCAAGGGTCACCTCCGGGCCGTCACCCCCGACGAGCTCGCTGACCAACTCCTCGAGCGAGGCACCCTGGAGGAGTTCCGTATCCACCAGAGCAGCCGTCTCTCCTGGGCTGCGTGGAGGCCGAGCAAGAAGCGGGGGCGGGTCAACATCCTCGCGGGTGGAAGCTGGGAGCCGTGGTCGCCGCTCTCGATCAGAGATGGTGGCCTGGGCGGGTCGGAGACGGCTCTCGTCCAGCTCGCCGGCGGTCTCTCGAAGAAGGACTGGGACGTTCGGGTCTTCGCTGACACGGATCCCGGCGGCGTCTTCGCGCAGATGCTCTGGAGGCCATCGGCGGCGTTCGATCCCACCGAGGAGGCAGACGCGATCATCGTGTCTCGCAACCCTGGGGCATTCAACGTCGAGCTACACGCACCCACGACGATCCTCTGGGCGCACGACCACACCTACGAGCTGACCGAGTTGCAGGCGAAGCACATGACGCACTTCGCCTGCCTCTCCGAGTGGCACAAGGCGAGGATGCTCAAGCTCTACCCTGAGCTGCTCAAGGACAAGATCGAGATCCTGCGAAACGGGATCCTCACCGTGGGCTACGAGGACGCGAACGACGTGCGCTTCCCGCATCAGGATCGACCGTTTGCAGAGCGGGACGCGACCGTGATCTACTCGTCCTCGGCAGACCGTGGGCTGGATCAACTGCTCACGATGTGGCCTGCGATCAAGGAGCGGGTGCCCAAGGCCGAGCTGAACATCTACTACGGCTGGAACGTCTTTGACGCCGTGGCGCAGCGCAACCCCGGCCTCTGGGCCTACAAGGCGAAGGTCATGGAGCTGTTCGAGAAGGCGGGAGGCGAGGACGGAGGCGTCCACATGCTCGGGCGCGTCGGCCAGCCGGAGATGTACGAGGCGATGCAGAAGGCGAGGGTCTGGGGCTACCCCGGAGCGTTCCTCGAGACGAGCTGCATCGGTGCGATGGAGGCTCGGGCCGCAGGGCTCGCCGTCGTCTGCTCCGATCTGGGGGCGCTCAAGGAGACGGTAGGGGAGCATGGCGTCCTGATCCCCTGGAGCGAGGAAGAGGACTCCAAGCAGAACGAGGATCCGATCTACCAGACCCGCTTCGTGGATGAGGTGTGTTCTCTCCTGAGCCACGAGCACTCTTGGAACGAGGTTCACGCACGGGCCGTGGAAGGGGTGTCGCAGCTCGACTGGCGGTACCGAATCAGCGAATGGGAAGCTCTCATCGAGAGCGGAAGGAGCCACTGATGGCAGCGCCACGCAGAGCGGCGTCTAGCGGGCCGGAGACGGACACGGACGCATCACCTGAGCCAGAGAGCAGCCCGGAGAAGAAGCAACCGCAGAACGCGTCTGCTGGCGTCCGGCCGGAGACGGGCCAGATCATCCAGATCAGGGTCCATGACTCCTACCACGGGTGGAGGCCGGCCATCGTCCTGAGCTGGCTCGAGTTCAGGCACGGAGAGGCCAGCGTCGATTGGTCAGCGACGTGTCAGGTCTTCCTCTCCACGGAGGATCATCCGTTCGACTTCCGCTCGCGCATGTGGGCGGATGGGCACAACACCTTCATCGCGATCGATCCGACCAACTTCGGGGACGCCGTCGGGTGCTGGTACCAACCATAGGAGGACGCGATGGGCTACTACTGGAACGTCGGCTCGGCGGCTGATCTCAACTCGCTCGTGCCGCAGGCGGTGCTAGGCGTCAACCTGTTCACCGGCTCATCGAACCCGATCACGCTGGACGACTTCGATACTCTCCTCTCGCTGACGGAGGGGGAGGTCGGAGCGGCCTGCGCGGAGGGTGGCTACTCGTTCCCGGTGGCAACGGTGGCATCGGTCGCCTTCAACTACGTCAAGGGCGTTGTCGCAGATGGGGCCATCGCCAACGCGCTCGAGTTGATCCCCGGCAAGAACACGACGGCGACGAGGCTGCGCAACTCCTACGACACGGCTTTGACCCTGATCCGCGAGGGGAAGATGACGCTCCTCGCAGCCGCCGCACTCACCGACGATCAGGGTGGGCGGCAGGGGATGCGCGGAGGCGGGATCGCCTCACCGATGGTCTCTGCCTCCTGGTTCCCCTGATGGGTCTCGTTCGGCTGAATGTCACGGACGGGATCACGCCTCGTCTGCGCAGGCTGCGCTCGGAACTGGAAGACGTGTCGGGCCTGTGGGAGAGGCTCTCGGAGATCATGGTCGAGGAGACGGTGGAGCTCTGGGCGACGGAAGGAGCCGCGGCCACCCCACCCTGGGCACCGCTCTCCGAGTACACGATCCAGAAGAAGATGCGGATGGGTATCCCCCTCGATCCGATGGTGGAGACGCGCAACCTCTACGAATCTCTGACCGACCCGACGGAGGCGATGGAGGTCTCTCAGGGGCACTCGTCGCTCGGGACGTTCACGAGCAAGGAGTTCACCTGGGGAACCGAGGTGGTCAACGAACGCGGCGAGACCTACGCCGAGTTTCACCAGGAGGGCCCAGACCACAACCCCAAGCTCCCGGTGCGCAACGTGGTCAACGTCACCCCGCATCTCCTGATGCGGATCGATGAGGCCGCAGAAGACTGGATCAAAGAGGCGATCAGGGAGGTGGGACTGTCGTGAGTGACAACATGATGCTCACCGAGGTCGCGGTCGACGACGTAATCGCGAAGCTCAAGGAGTACATGCCGGTCCGCACGACGATGATCAACGCGGAGAAGGCAGACGAGATCCAGATCGTCGCGCCGGACGAGATCAACTACTTCGGAGGGCGGGAGGCAGACTTCCCGACTACCCCGGCGATCTTCGTAATGGAGGGGCCCTCGCGGTTCAAGCAGGAGGGTCCAAGAGGACTGATGTCGGAGATGCAGGTCCTCGTGTACGTGTACGACTCCGATCAGAGCGGCCAGCTTCTTCGGCGGCGTCTGCAACGGCAAGCCCGAGCAGTGATCGAATCGCTGTTCATCGAGGAGCCACGAGAGAGAACGGCCAACGGGTTCAATCTCACTCCGATGAAGACGATCCCCGGATCGGTCTTCAAGCCGGAACAGCAACACGAGTGGAGAGGGTTCTACGTAGTCGTGTTCAAGATCGAGCAACTCGAAATCTAGAAGGAGGATCCCATGCCGTTCAGCACCGCCGATCCGAACGCATACGTCTCCCTGGCGTTGCAGTCGGCTCTGGGCACGCCCAACACGACTCCTGCGAAGTACCGCTTCGCGAAGTACGCCGCGGGCAACAACGTCAACGACATCATCGCGGCGGTAGACATCCGCGAAGGAGGAGATGGCCTCGACTTCGGCCAGACCTATCAGGCCCGCACCACGGTCGAAGGCCAGCTCTCGTTCAACATCCGACCCGAGATCGCTGGTCAGGTCTTCCAGCTCCTCCCCGGTGCGGCAACGTGGACCGGTGGCTCCGCCCCGGCGCTCCACAGGTTCCACTCCAACCACGCATCCCACCCGTGGGCAACTCTCCAGGTGGCCTACCCCGGAACGTCGCTCGTCCGTCTCATCAGAGACGTTCGCTTCCTCAGCCTCGGTCTCCAGTTCCGCACCGGCCAGCCGCTCATGGTCAACGCGAACTTCCGTGGCATCGCAGCGGGCGCTTCGACGGGTATCGCGCTCGTCCCGTCCTACCCGGCAGGCGATCCCTTCTTCGTCTACCACTCGCTGCCGACGATCCTGATCGGCGGAGTCGAGGACGACACGGTGGAGGAGATCAGGATCGACATGCAGCTCGGCTCGGAGGATCTGCAAGCGCAATCCCCGACGCTCGATGACATCGTCATCCTCAACCGGGACACGAACGTCACCCTGACCCGGCGCTTCGAGAACACGACGCTCTACAAGCAGATCTACTACGGGGGAGCGGTGCAGCCGACATCGGCCATCGCGACCACGGCGATCTCTGCTTACTGGGCGCTCGGTTCGCTCAACCTCAAGGTCGATCTGCCGCTCGTCTCGCTCCGAGGAAACTCGCTGCCCGACCTCGACCCAGATGGCCGCACGGTGAGGGAGACCATCACCGGCAAGTCGTTGTCGAATCCGTCGGGGGCGCTGAGCATCTCGCTCTCGAACCTCCACGCGTCGGCATACGGCTAGGCCGAACATGCACCCCGGCGGTTGGATCCCCTTCCCTTCCCCCGCCGGGGTGCTCCCCCCCTACACGAAGGAGCCACCATGGCCGAGATCATCAACATCGACGACCTGATCCCACCCGACATCGAACTGCAATACCGGGGTGCGTCCTACACCATCCCCGGAGACCTCGACACCGAGACGGTGCTCAGGGTCTTCGAGACCTTCCGCCAGGTGCTAGCCCTCTCGAGCGCAGGCGCGGGGGAGGTGAAGACGGCCGACATCAAGAAGGCGTCCGAAACGCTGCGGGATCTGCTCCTCGGTGTCTTCCAGATCCGCAACCCGGAGCTGACGTCTCTCCCCTTCGGGTCCACCTCCACCCCGATCGTCGTGCAGCACCTTCTCCGCTCACTGGGTGTCGATCTCTTCGGTGAGAACGAGGAGACGACCCCTACTCAGAGGGAAGCGAGCCCCTCACGGGAGAAGAGCTCGCCCTCCTCGGCGAAGGCGCCAGCAAAGCCCAGATCACGCTCATCTCGTGGATAGCTGCACTCGTCTACGAGTTCCAGTTGGGTGACCTCGAGTACTGGCGGAGGATGCCCTTCCGCACGTTCGTTGCGTGGCACAAGTTCGCGACCCTCCAGGCCGTGAATCGAAGGTTGAAGCAGGCACACACGGGAGGGTGAGATGGCAGAGCGAGTCGAGATCGACTTCGAGGGCGATGTAACCGATGCCGCCCGAGACGTTCAGACGATCACCGAGTACATCGACAAGTTCCGCACCGCCGCCGAGAAGGCCTCGGTGGCGGCGAGCCGAATCGATGTCGACCTTGCCGATGACATCGCCCAGGTCGCCGCCCTCGAGCGCGCCGTCGAACGCCTCAACCGCGAGATGCTCAAGACAGCCGGGATGCACTTCATGCCCGGTGGGGGCGGCGGTGGGGGTAGGTGGGCCGACAGGGCGCTTGGACCAGGCCCGATCTATCAGGGCCCCTCCACTCCCCCTCCCTCTTACGCCCGTGGCGTCTCGGGCCAGTACGCCATCCCCGACTTCGGGATGCAGATCCCTCGTCGGGAGACCGACATTGAGATCGAGCGGAAGGGTGCTTCGTTCGGAAAGGGCTTCCTCTCATCGCTCCTCACCGGACGATACGGGGTCGGCGTCGGTGACGGCGGCTTCGGCTTCGGCAGGGGCGGTGGAGGCGGCGGTGGCGGTGGCGGCGGCGGCGGTCGTAGCGGCGGCTTCTTCTCATACGGTCAGAACGACGCCAGGTTGCAGGCAGGCGATATCGCACGCGGGATCCTCCCAGGAGCAGGACGGGCGGGTCCCGGTGCTCTTGGTCTGCTCGGAGCCGGTGCGGCAGGCCTCGGCGGTCTCGCTGGGCCGGGTGCGGCCCTCCTCGGTGCCGGCGGCGCGGCGCTCATCTCATCGATGGCCGCGAACGTCGCCGTGCTCTCAGCAGCCTTCTCGGGCCTCGGAGACGCCATCGACGGGGACAAGGAAGCGTTCGACAAGCTGACCCCTTCGACGCAGAAGTTCGTGCAAGAGGTTCGTGGCTTCATCCCGTACCTCAAGGAGTTGCAGGAGAACATCCGCACCAACCTGTTCCCCGGCGCGAGCGAGGGTCTCAACTCACTCTTCTCCGACGACATGATCCGCAACCTCAAGGAGCTTGGCCCTGTCGCGGCGGGTCTCGGTGGACAGCTCGCGAAGCTGGGAACCTTCTTCGGATCAGCAGAGGAGTCCAATCAGTTCGGGAAGTTCCTCCAGAACTCGATCGGGTGGACGAGTGATCTCACGGACAGCGTCATCAGCCTCGTCGATGCGTTCACGACTCTCCTTGCGGCGGCTGATCCGTTCGTCGACTTCCTCACCCAGGGGGTCGCTGCGGGTGCGGAGTGGGCGAACCAATGGGCTGACAACGCGGTCGCCTCCGGGCAGTTCGCAGACATCATGGAGCGCGGCGAGGAATCGATCCAGATCTTCGGTGACGCTCTCGGCAGCATCCTCGGGTTCCTCAAGGAGTTGGCCGATGTCATGGATGGCCCTGTCGCCAACGCACTCGGACTGGCAGGAGACGCGCTCGACCACCTAGCCAAGAATCTCAGCGACAACCAGGACGAGATCGAGGCCTTCCTCAACGGGGGCCTCAACGCTCTCGCTGGTGTTGTCGAGGCTCTCTGGCCTGTCGTTGAGAAGCTCGCACAGACAATCAACGATGTATCCGAGGCGGTCGGTGGGTGGGAGAATGCCTGGAAGCTCATCCTCTCGGGGTTCCTCACCTTGAAGGTGTTGGAACTAGTGAAGGCGGTCACGGGCATCGGCACGGCTGCCACGATTGCCGGCGGCGAGGCTGCTGCTGGTGGACTCCTCTCGAAGCTCACGCTTCTCGCTGCGCTGGGCCCGATTGCCATCCCGATCGCGGTCGTCATCACGATGAAGGTATTTGAGGACGAGATCGTTGACTTCATCTCCCGTCACCCGCTGCTCCACTTCCTCGACAGCCGATCGGGTGGCCCGGTCAATCCAGCGACCCTGACCCCGAAGCAGATTCAGGACATCGAGGACACCTTCGGCAAGGGAACTGCCGATGAAGTACGTAGAGCCGGAAGTCCCGACGTCAGGCCGGGAGGAAAAGTCGCCGGTCCTCCTGTAAGTCAGAAGGGCACCTACGCAACGCCGGCGCCCTCGTCTTGGGCGA